CTATCGCTTGCCCCCAATGGCAACAATCTTAGGTTCCGCAGCGCGGGCGGGCTGGCGGGTCGAGATGCCCCGCACGGCCTCGGCCAGGAAGTCCGGGTGATGATGTCCATAGACGTCCCGTAGCACCTCCTCGGTCATACCGAGGAAGCCGGATGCCTGCCAGATCGGAACCCCGTTCTGCATCATCCAGGTTGCCGCCGTATGGCGCAGGGTGTGCGGAGTTACGTCCTCGCCCAGCCCCGCAGCCTCACAGGCACGGCGGAAGGACTTGGATACCCGCGAGACCGGCTCTCCGTTCCACTCGACCACATGCTTATGGACGAGACCCAGCCGCTGCCATCGCTTGATATGGGCTAGCAGGCGCTTGATATGGGCTAGCAGGCGCGGCGGGATGGGGCAGGGCGTTTGCCGTTTCTTGGTCCTCCGGGCGGTCTGAGCACGCCGGTAGAAGATGCCCCGCTCAAGGTCGATGTAGCCGCGATCTGGATCGGGCACGAGCGAGGCGTTGCAGATCGCCCCTGCGCGGGTGCCCGTGTAGAACCCGACCAAGAGGAACCGGGCCAAGTGTTGGCCGGTGCGCCGGTCGCTCTCCTGTCCCTTCCACTTCTGCGTCATCCGCCATGCTGCCAGGAGAAGCCTTGCGGCCTCGCCACGGGTTAACCACCGTTCCCGAGGCGAACCCTTCTCAGGCAGGACGACCGGCGTCAGGGTCGTGCAGTAGCCTTCCCGGTAGTGTATGTGATAGCGGCCCGCAAGTCTTCCAGTTCCCGACGCCCCGCCGCTCTGCCCCGCTGTTCTGCATACTGGCGACATAGGGTGCCGTTGATCTCCGAGAGCGTCTTATCCCCGAAGAACTCCCCCAGCCGCTCGATCCGGCCCAGAACCTCCTTGGGCCTGGCCTGATGCATGCCTTTGTCTGTCGAATAGATCGCCAGCACGTGGGCTACCTTGATCTCAGAGGCGTCACGGTCGCGCTCGCGCGGCGTGGCAGCTTTGGCGAGGATGTATTCTGCAAGCTGTCTTTGAGCTTCCTCACGGTCGCCCGGAGCGCAGCCTGTGCCTCGCTTGATGGAGCCGTCTCGAATGACCCAAGTCGCGGCTTCCTTGAGCTTGCCCGCCTTGTCGTATCGGGCTTGCTGGAGATAGAGGCGGGGGCCGAGGGATTGACGTGGCATAGTTCGATCATCGCCTTGATTGCGCCGAGGGTCGTGAAGTCCTTCCCGGCGATCCGGGTGAGCTGCAGATTGCCGCGCTGTGCTTCGCGGCGAAGCGATTTGACTCCAATTGAGCCGTCAGGGAAAGCCAGCCGTGCCGCTGTCTCCAAACGCAGAGGTGTGTCATCGCTAATGTTATCAAATGTCATGTTGAGCACCTTCGAGAACCTCCATGACCGTAGCAATCAGCCGAATGCCTTCCCGCTCTTCAGACGAGACGTTTTGTTTCAAGGGGTTGGAAGTCGTGGATCGTGCAGAGGGGAGGGGCAGATGCGTGCAATGCAATCTATGCAACCCAGCTTCGCCGCTGTTGCCATGGGAGGCTTCGGACGGAATTACCATTTCGTCAGTGAGGCGAGACGACCTCCATCTCGCATCGTTCCCTCTGGAAGGACCTAGGTCCCACCTTCGGGCCGCCGGAAACGGCGGCCTTTTTCTTTCTCTGCTTTCAGCAAACGGGAAGTCGCAACTAACACTCCCGTAACTATAGTCCTTCACCATCCTGATGACGCGGACGTTTGCGGCCGCTGATTTGAGTATGGGGATTTCAATGGCGTTGCTTTTGCTTTCGATTGTTGTGGTCTCGTTCGTAGCTTCGATTTCAGTCCCGGCTTGGCACATGCTGACTTTGCCAAGAGGCGACCGGCGGTCGCGCACTCCTGAGAGCCTTGCTGCGCTCGAGCGTCGCGCACAGGGCTGCTGATCTGAACTGGTCATCCGGCAGCCTCCAGCAGTGGGGCCGTAGATGCGCGGCGCCGCACAGGCAGAGCGGCCTCGTCCTCGCGATAGTTCGCGCTCACCAACGCGCGAGCCATTACCGGAGAGACGGAATTGCCGCACATGCGGATGGATGCCGTTTTGGTGAGTGTGATCCACTCACCAGTCCCGACGCATCGGCCGCGATCGATGATGTAGTCGTCGCCGAACCCTTGGGCGCGGAAGAGCTCGCGCGGGGCCAGCATCCGCATGCCGATGTCGGTGACGACGTAGGGCTCGCCCTGGACCTGCACCGCGCAGAGGCCGAAGCGGTCCTTGGTCGTGACGGTGTGCAGCGGCTCGCCGAGCTGAGGATCCTGATCGGAGCCGTAATATTTCGTCAGGAACGCCGCGACATGGGCGGCGTGGGTTCCTTCGGCGCAGACCGTGTTGAGCGGCGCATCAACCGGGCGGTCGCGCCGCTCCGTGCCCTTCAGGCTCATGAGAAGGGCGGAAACAACCGCCTGGGTGCAGCCCTTCTGGACGATGGTCGAGACCGGCTCCTGCATGGCGTGGCCGACCATGTCGGTGTTGTGCTGCGCCATGAAGGCGGCGACCAGGGATGCGCCGTTCGCCGTCGGCACGATGACAGGGGCTGGTTCCTCGACTGACCTGGTGCGCGGTTCCTGTGTCAGGCGCTCGCCATAGCGCGGCACGAGATACGGCGCGACGATGCAATTCTGGTCCTTACGGGAAGCGGTGACCGTGTGCAGCGGGCCTTCGGCATCGCGATTGCGCCCACCCTGCTGCGCATGGCTGACGAAGGGTGCGACCAATGACATTCCGCCAGCCGTTGTGACAGTGCGGATCGGCTCGTCGAGAGGATGCACACCCTTGCGCGCGGCATCTCCGCTGGTCTGATCGACACGGATAATGAACGGCTTCGGGTTGTCGATCACGTACCGCTTCAGCCCCTTGGCGATGCGCGCCATGGTCTTTTCGGCCAGCGGACGGTTCACGCCGACCTTGCGGCCCTCCTCACGGGTCAGGAAGATCGAATGGCACGGCAGCGACCAATCGATGATCTCGGCCGCCGTGCGCCAGGGCAGCAGCTTGCCGCTCTTCACCGCGTCAGACTTCGGATCGCCGTGTGTCGGCTTCGGCCACACAATCGGGCGGCCGTCGCGCCTGGCAATCAGGAACAGGCGTTTGCGGATCGTTGGCGCGCCATAGTCGCACGCCCTGAGCTCGCGGTGCTCGACCTTGTATCCGAGGCGCTTGAGCTCGCCTTCCCATTGCTTGAAGGTCTGGCCTTTGCGCTGCGGACAGGGCTTGCCGTCCTCGGTCAGCGGGCCCCAATCCCTGAATTCCTCGACGTTCTCCAGGATGATCACGCGAGGGCGCACCTGCTTGGCCCAGCGCACCACAACCCATGCAAGGTCGCGGATGTTGCGCTTCACCGGCTTGCCGCCCTTGGCCTTTGAAAAGTGCTTGCAGTCCGGCGAGGCCCAGAGCAGTCCGACCGGACGTCCCTTGGTCACCTCGACGGGATCGACCTTCCAGACATTGTGCGGCAGGTGGAGCGTGTCGGGATGGTTGGCGTAGTGCATCGCGAGGGCTTCGCGATCGTGGTTGATCGCGATGTCAGGCGAGCGGCCGAGCGCCAGCTCAATGCCTTCGGACGCTCCACCGCCGCCGGCGAAGCTATCGACAATCAGCTCAGTCGTTTGTGCTGAATCCATAATATTCTGCATTTCAGGGGACTTCCCTAATGAACGCGTTAACCGTTCGTTAACCATGATCCCGCACATTCATTGACGCGGGCCGAGTGGGGCATCAGGTTCGCAAGTTTCGGGGGGCGAAAATCATTTCAGACAAAGGCCGCGGGGTTGTTGCGGCCTTTCTTTTTGTCCGCGCAGGGAAGGTCATTTGGACCTCCGCTCGAGCGTTCCATCCATCTTCCGTTTCCACGGCGAGTCCTTGCTGCCAGGGATCGGCGGACCTTTGCGCTGCCGGATGCCCAGATGGCGCATCTTCATGCGCTTGGCCTTCGCGATCCGCGCCAGGTCGCCGTCCTTGCCATGTGTCTTGGCGTCAGCGCAGAAGTCATGCGCAGGGCCTCGGTTGGAGGGATCATTCGTTCCGCCGAGCCCCAGCGGGATTAGATGTTCATCGATCCACTTATGGCGGGCCGTAATCTTCTTCCCGCAAATACAGCAGATGCCGTTGTGGCGCTCGAACATCGCGAGCCGCTGCGAGGGCGTAAGGGCTTTGCGCCGTGTGGTGCCGACATCTTCCGTCATGCCGCCCTCCCGACATTCCGCGTCAGCGTCTCAGGCTGAACGCCGATCATCTCAGCCAGCACATCCAGGACCTTGTTCTTGCTCTCTTGGAAGACCTGCTTGCCCATCGCGGCCTTGGATTGGCTCTTAGCCGTCCAGACCGTCACAACAGCCTCGTGAGTGGTCACGACGGCGAACTCGTCCATGGGCTTGATGAAGGCCGCGATCCGCTGCGCCTCGGCCTTGGAATTGCAGACGATGGACCGCTCGTCCCGATACCCCGCCTTGATCAGCGCATACTTGCGAAGATGCTCGGTCGTGGGGAACCGCTCGGCCATGAGGTCGGGCAGGTTCATCCAGGCTTCCTGAATGGCCGCGAAATAGTGGTTGTGGCTGGCCTGGGAACGGTGCTCCTGGACGCCAAGGCGGTAGACCTCACCGACCACGAACCAGGCGTCACATTCTCGCCGGGAGCGAGGGTGAGGTACCATGGCCTCGCCCGTCCACTGGAAGAGAATAGGAGCGGCAGACATCACGCAGCCTTCCTCTCATAGAGGGCGGTGAGCTCAGCGACCTTGCCATCCAGCTCGGCCAGGAAGTCGGCGACATCGCGCTCGAGTTCCGCAATGCGGGCGTCATCGCGAGGGACGCGCTTCACGAACAGCCGCATGTGCTCGGGCATGCGAGGATCGAAGGAAACGAAGTCGCACCACTGGCGGCCGGTGCAGGCCATCTGCCAGAGCATCTGCGTGACGTACTTGCCTGGGACCGTCTGGCTGATGAGGGTGTCGATGTGGGTTGCCGTATTCGGGCACTTGATTTCTACCAAGCCATCATCACCGACCAGACCGTCCGGGCTGGCGCCAGTCATGCTGATCGTGGGGTGCGGGATGAACCCGACCTGTACGACCTCGGAATCCGTGCGGAACTCGTAGGCTATGCGGGCGTCGGGCTCGTTCTCCGTTCCCCACTTCATCGCCGCATTCGTGAACTTCTCGGCGGGCTCGCCGGTCAGGCGCTCCGCGATCAGTTCGGCCATGTAGTTCACGCGGGATGCGCCCCAGCCGGTCTTCGTGCGAGCAATCACGTCTGCCACACGGGAGGCTGTGACTTTGCCGACGCGGATGGCCAGCCACTCTTCAGAGCCCTGAATGATCTCGCTCATTACTTCGCCCTCTTGGCGTTGAGGGCATCTACGGCCCGCTGGTACTGATCGGCCGGCAGGGCTGCGAGGCTCTCCACCTTGAGGTACGCGAGGAACTTCTTCGGATCGGCGCCGACCTCAATGATGAGGTCCTGCAGATCCTTAACCTGCTCTTCCGAGATGGGAGCAACGCCACCGGCCGCCTTGCCGTCATCATCCTCTCCGCGACTGGTGATGTTCAGCAGGGCGCTTGCCGTATACCGCTTGCCATAGGAGATGGAGGACCCGACCGCCTGGACGGAGTTCTTGCTGCCGCTGGTATCGATCGGCAGGTGCATCGTCGTCTCTTCGCTATGGCCCTCGCGGTGAGAGAGGACGCCGGTCACAGTGATGCGGCCCTCTTCCTGTCCGGTGCGGAAGCTCAGGGCGAAACCGTGCTTGGATAGAACCGGCTTGATGGCGTCGTTGATGTCCTCCCAGAGGGCATAGGTGCTCTGGACACGCCCGGACCGGTCCTTGATGCCGCCGCGCTCGGCGATGACCGGGAGTTCCGGCTGCATGCGCGCCAAGTCAGCAGCATAGGCCGCCCGGGCGTTGCGCTGCATGATCCGCTCCTGCATCTCGAGGAGGCGCTCCATCTTGTCGATGTCGACGGCAGGGTTGATGGCAGCGCGTTCAATGACCTGAATGATGGCCGCGCTCTCAGGAACGGCAGGTGCGCTGACAGGCTCTTGGACAGCGACGGCGTTGGATTGCTTGCTCATTAATGCTTGTCCTTCGGCAGCTTCAGAACGGGTTTGGGGAGACCAAGCTCCTTGCAGAGCCGGGACGTTGTTTCGATCTTGCGGCGGGCGAGGCGTTTGGTTTCCGGGCCTCGCCAGCGGGGAGTGAGGACGACCTGCTTCATGGGCGCAGTACCCAGACCGAATGAAGCAGGACGCCGAGAGCAGCGAGAGTGACGCCGCCCATGAGGAACAGAGCGAAGTTATGGGCGCGACGGCTGAAGGCGCGGCATTCAGGGCTTTTGAACGACATGGCCGGCCCTCCGCTGTTCGGTTGCTCTGCGGACGTGGTGATCTCTGCACTGTCGAACCTTGCGGGAGATGCTGTTCAGGCAGGCGCGGATCTTGGCGTCCTGTGTGGTGCCAGCGAATGTCTCGACGACTTCGAGGAGAACCGTGGACTCTTGGCTGCTGAAACGAGGCATCAGGCGGCACCTCCGAAGTCAGGCATTTCGATCCGATCCGCATCAGTCCCGCCGCAAGGGCAGGGGCGGTAGCTCGGGCCGTATGCCGTCTGGAAGAACACCACGCCACGGTCAGCACATGCCGAGCAGCGGGGCTCGTCGTCCTCTGCCAGAGCATCCCTGACGGCCACCTGCTCAGAGGTGATCAACGGGAGGGCACGAAAGCGAGGGCGGAAGCGGACGACATTGCTCATCGAAGCGCCTCCAGCTTGCAGGTCAGGTCGTAGAGACGGCGGCGCAGATCGTCGGCAGGACCAACGCCAAGAACGCCAAGCGTCATGTCTGCGTCTTTGATGGCCTGGAGCGCCTCACGGATGAGCATCTGCTCAGGGGTGCGGTAGCGCTTCATGTCGCGCATGGCGCCAGCCCAGTTGATGGTGCGCTGGCGCATTAGGCGGCTTCCTCGTTCGCAAGGCCAAACGGGAGCGAAGCACCTTCGGGAAGCACCCACATGTGATACATGTCGGCTTCGTCCACGAGGTTAGATCGTGCAGGCATGACTTCGACAGCTACGCGCTCCGTTCCGAAGAGTTCGTCCTTGATACGTTGCTTGTCACGCCACGGCGGCTCAAGGTTTGATGCAGTGCGGATAGCGCAGTGGAGGACTTCGCCTTCCTGCGTAGGGACGGGGCGGACTAGAACCGCGTAAAGCTGGTTCCTGTATGCGTACCGGATGCGCCTGCACCAGCCCGTGCCGGGGATGCCATGGGGGAGATCGATCCGATCCCATGCGCCCCATTTGCCGGAGCGGATGGCTTGCCTCTCCATGGCATAGGCAGCACGGCGCTGGTCGCGAGTTCCCGAAATGCCAAGGCCCATCTCAGTAGCCCCCACCGAGAGCCACACATCCGAGGCCAACAACACCGATCAGGAACACGACGGCAAAGCCATCGCGGGCGACTTCAAGAAGGAAGGTGGAGAGGGGTTGCATGGAGGCTCATCCGTGGTGTTTGGATGAGCAACCATACCAATTCGGTATTAACTGTCAATACCAAATCGGAATTGATTAAGTATGAAGAAGTGGCCGAGATTGTGAACTATTGTGGAAAACGATTTCAGACTCGACTCTTCTTTCACCATTCGGCAGCCTGAGAACATATGCAGAACATCGGGGCCAAAATGGAAGCAAGGCACTATGTGAGTGAGTTACGGCAGGCGAGGGCGCTGGACATCGTTTGCGAGGATTGCGGGCGCACCAGACGCTTCCAGCGGCGCTACCTGTTGGAACTGGACATGGAAGGATTCACGAGCTTTCACCAGCTCGGTAGCAAGCTCGTATGCAAGCACTGCCGGGAACGTCGCGGGGAAGGGCGGAACATCTCTCTTAAGCCCCGCTGGTTCTCTCACCTACGGGCGACGGGGCGGCACTAGGCAGCAAAAAACCCCGGTCTTTCGACCGGGGCTCTAAATCACAACGCAATTATGAGGTCGGCGGAGCTTCCTCCTTGACGGGGCCCCGGGCGGGTCGCTTGGTCGGCTTGCCCCGAAGCACAAGGGGTTCCAGTCTGACTGAGACTGGGTTCGGGTAATGCTCCAGGGTTGAGCCAGTCGCGGCATCAACACCCATGCCGACAAGGCCTCCAATGAGCACGTTGCCGGCAAAGCCCGCAGCGCCGCTGCCAGCCACGCGGGTCTGAACCATCACGTCCTGGCTATGGTAGCCCTCCTTGGTGAAGGTGGCGACGAACTCCGACTTGCGGCTCACCTCAAGCGTGCATGGCGTTGTAGGGCAGGTGAGGCCGGTCGACGTCCTCATGGCTGCCGGCGGATCGGAATCAAAGGTGACCTGTTCCGTTGTGCCCCGTGTGACGGTGGCGCAGGCCCCTAAGGAAAGTGTGCTCGCAACAACTGCGAGAAAATAAATGCGCATTGGTGCCCCCAGTATCCGGCGCTGGAAGGTTATCTCTTGCCGGCAACGGGATCACGCTAAGCATTCGGGCCGTAGCTGGACAAGCTAAACTAACGATCTGTTAACATTTTTGAGGGGTGGGTATCGGTGCCCGAGATGACACCAGGCGCCATTAGACACCAAGAAGTTCATCTGTCGGGATCACCCGCAAGATGCGCTTTACCTTGGTCATCTCAAACTCAAGATCTTTAGCCGGATTGAACTGCGAAACAACCAGCCGAGTCGGTGTCTGCTTCACCAAGCGCTTGATGTAGCCCTTGCCCGCCTCGCTTTCGCTCTCGCCGTGCAGCTCGACAACCACGTATTCGCCTGTACGAGGCTTCCTGTGTGGGTCCACGTAGAGCCGTTCCCCAGGTTCAAACTTCGGGAACATGCTGTCGTTTTCGACATAGAGGCAGAACACATCCTTCCGGGTCGCAATGCCTGGGGGGCGTGGGGCCATGTCGATCTGCTCGCCATTAAACCGGAAGTCGCCATCCTCATCCCCACCGCCTACAGCTGTCCCATACACAGGGACATCCCGAGGGCCGCCGAATCGTTGGTTGGTAGGCACAGACTCGACCCTGGATAGGTCAACATCGGGTGGCGTGGTCGCGCCGGATTGATGGCTCCGATCGGGAAAAAGGATTTCCTCGGCAGTGACCCCAAGGTGAGGAGCAAGCCTCTCGGCCCATGCCTTCGTGAGCTCACGTTCGCCGTCCTCAAGGCGCTTGATCTGCGGCTGACTGGTGCCGGCAAGCGACGCGAGTTTTGCCTGTGAAAGGCCTTTTTGCTCTCGGAGGGCTCTTAAGCTGGGCATACCAAATTGGTAATCCACAGGCCCAACAGCGTCTAACTCCAAATTGGTATGTGATTGTTGCATGTCCGATACCGTTTTGGTATTAATGAGGGCATGAAGCTTGCTGATTATCTCTCGAAACACGGCCTTACCCATGCGGATTTCGCGTCCAAGATTGGGGCGTCACAGGCCGATATAAGCCGCTACATCAGTGGGGCGCGCACCCCGCGACCGGCTCGAATGGCGCTGATTACCTTGGCTACCAAAGGCAAGGTTACAGCAAACGACTTCATTCCGCCCCCTACTCAAAAGAGGGTGGTCAGCGGCACCCAAGATGAGGCCGCGTGATGGGTGCCATTCTCATTCATCCCATCGGCTCTTCCTCCCTGGCTGATGGCACCTGCGCGGGCGACCATGTGCAACCGTTCCCTCCGGTCGCCCGCGTCTTTCTTTTTCTCTCCACTCTTCGGCAACAGCTGCTTCAGCACGCGGCGAATGTGAGCGCGCACCTGTCTGTCGCTCGCGCCCTTCGTCTCTTTGCCGTCGCCCATCGTTCCGGCCCCCTGTCTACGGCTGCTGTTTTCGCACCCGGCCTGTCCACCGTCACAGCAAATATTCCTGAGATCGAAGCATGAACACGCGCTATCTCGCCCGCATCGATTACGACCGCCTGAAGAAGGCGCAAGACGAGCTGATTAAGCATCCGGAGGTTGGAGGCCCGAAGGCGGCGGCCGAGGTCACACGTGTCGATCCGGCCCGTCTCTCCCGCTACGGCAGCCCGCATGAGACGACCAACGCACCAGTTGATGTGATCGCCGATCTGGAGGCGAAGGCGAATGCGCCTATCGTCACCCGTATTCTGGCGGATCTGCATGACTGCGATCTCGTCCCGCGTGACCGCTCTCTCAAGCAGCAGTCCGACTATGATGAGCATGCCACTGACCTGACCCGCGCGGCCTGTGCACTGATGGTGAAGCTGCAAGAGGCCCGCAAAGACGGCATTGATGCCGTGGAGCTCGTTCAGCTGGAATCCCTCGCTACGCAGCTGCAGATCGAGATTGCCGAGTTCCGCCGCGATGCCAAGCGCGATCTGAGCGCCCCGGTGCCGATGCGCCGGACTGGCGGTGCAGCATGAGCCGCCGCATTCCTGACGAGAAGATTGCCGTCGCCCGCGCACTTCGCGCCAAAGGCCATAGCATCAGCGAGGTTCAGGCTCTCGCCCGCATCAGCCGGGGCAGGGCCCATGAGTTCACCAAGGGCATCCAACTTCCATTCGGGCCTCTGAAGCGCGGGCCCAAGAAGCAGATCGCGTTCAACGTCTGCAAGGCGCTGAAGGATCAGGGGCTGACCTATCGGGCCATCGCAGCCCGCCTCGGCTGCGGCGTCGGCTCCGTTCACCGCACCCTCAAGACCGGAAAGGCTGCCGCATGAGCGATGGATCAAACACCGAGCCGGTCACATCCTTCATGGACCGCATCCTCAACCTGAAAGCGGAAGAGGATCAGATCAGGGAAGACATCAAGAGCGTCTATGCCGAGGCCAAGGCCATGGGCTTCGACAAGACAGCCTTAGGCGATGCCATCGCGCGCATCCGCAAGATGCAGAAGGACCCCGAGAAGCTCTCCGAGCGTGAGACTATCCGTGACCTGTACCTACAGGCCTACGAGGACGCCTCACGCACGCATACGCATGCGCGTGAGGGCTGAGCATGGACGACGTTTGCATCCTCGGCGTAGATCCCGGCTCTTCAGGCGCCATCGCCCTCTATTGGCCGTCCGCTCCTCACATGATCATTGCTGAGGATGTGCCGACCGTTGACGGCGCGATCAATCCGGCTGCCCTGGCACGTCGACTGGAAGAGGCGAGGCCATCTCTCGCGATGGTCGAACTGGTCGGCGCCATGCCCAAGCAGGGCGTCTCCTCAACCTTCAAGTTCGGCGTTGCTTACGGCCTGGTCCGCGGTGTGATCGGTGCCGCCTTCATCCCCATGCACCTCGTCACCCCCGGCAAGTGGAAGAAACACTTCCGGCTCTCGTCCGACAAGGAAGAAGCGAGGGCGCTTGCAACCCGCCTCTGGCCTGCGGCGACATGCTTCTCCCGCAAGAAGGATCACGGCAGGGCTGAAGCAGCTCTGATCGCCCGCTATGCCGCCGAGACGATGTTCCGCGACGTTCAGCCGAGGGTGACGCCATGAGCGAAAAGCCCTCCCTCGACGCCCAGATCAGCGCTGTCGCATGCGACATGCTCTCCCGTCGTGGCTTCCTGGAAGCCGCGGAGCGCCGCCTTCAGAGCGACCGCCTGAAGCCTAGCGAACGTGAGACCATCGAACTGGACCGCCTCAACACCCTCCGCTCGCAGCCCGCGCTTGAGGCAGCAGTCGAGACCCTGAAGTGGGTCCGCGACAACGTCGATGACATCCGAGCCTTCATGGCGACCAAAAGAGGCGCGGCATGAGCGGACTGTCACCTGAGATGATCGACGCTATGCTCGCCGCTGGTCTCACTGCTGAGCAGATGGCGGCTCTCGTAAAGGCGCAACTAGCAGCCCAGGCAGCTGCCGATGAGGCTCGACGTGCTGCCAAAAGGGAGCAGGCGGCCGAGCGTCAACGGCGCAAGCGTCAACGTGATCGTCAGTCTGTCACGCATGTCACGCATGTCACGCATGTCACGCGTGACAGCGCGTTACAGACCGTGACAGAGCGTGACCTCCCCTCGGATGGTTCCCCCCAAGAGAATATAACTCACCCCCCCTCCTTACCTCCCCACAGTTCCGATGCTGACGCATCGGCGCAGCCTGCCGGCAGCGCGGCGGAAGTTTCGATCAACGATCAAATCTGGAACTCGAAAGCCGCCCTGGCCGACCTGTCGGGACGATCCGAGGAGGCTGTCGGCAAGTGGATCGGCAAGGCGCTGAAAGACCATCCGCCCGATGTCGTGAAGCAGGGCATCGACGCCGCCCTGCTCGCCGGAACCAGAGACCCCTTCAGCTACGCCCGCAGCGTGATGCTCAATTCCCGAGGAGCCAAGAATGCCCAGCAATCAACTCGCGACGGTCGAACCTATCCCGCCGCTCGACCCGAAGGCACCGCGGCTCGAGTCGCTGCCCTCATGGGCTATGAGCCTGAACCAGACCTGCATGGATCTGAGGAAGAACGACGCCTATCGGATCGGGACGCATGGCCGAAAGGTCGTCATGCTTCCGGCTTCCTCGATGCCGAGCCTGACGCAGCGGGCGTTTATCGAGCGTAGGGTCGCAGAGTTGGACCTGATGACGCAACCGGGCCCAGCGAAGGAGATCGACGCCACCATTGGCGCCATCATCGTCCGCTATGCCACGGCCCGCCAGGACGACGACATGATGCTGGCCCGCATGGAGGGATACCGGATCGTGCTGCGCGACTTTCCGGCTTGGGCTGTGCGCGAGGCGTATGCCCGCTGGCTGAAAGGCGAGATCGGCCGCGAATACGACGCCTCCTTCCCGCCGCCCGAGCGCGTCCTGCACGATGCCGCGAAGGGTTTGGTGCTGGCAGCCATCGGTCAGAAGGTGGGGCTGCAGCTCGTGCTCGATGCGGAAGGCTACCAACCGCCGAGCGAAGCCGAGATGGCTGAGCGCCGCAAGCGCCTGGAAGAGCTGACGCAGCGGATCGCTGAGACGGCGAGCCCGGAGGATCGCGGCCCCGGAAAGCCGAAGCGGCGCGCTGAATCTCCGGAAGAGCAAGCCCGCAAAGAGCAGATCCTGAAGAACCCCGGCAAGGGCATTCTCGCGGGCCTGCGCGAACTCCAAGAGGCCGGACATGCAGCCGCTGAGTGATGACGCGACACCCGAGCAGCGCGCCCGTGCCGTCCGTTTCAGGGAAGAAGTCGTGAGACCCGAGATGAACACACGCGAAGCCGTCAAGCCGACAGAAACGCCGCTCGAAGCGCTGGAGCGCCTGAGGGAAGAGGCCAAGACGCCAGTCACGATTGGCGCTGGTCTCGCGAAGATACTCGCCGGCATGAGGAAGGGGCGAGCAGCATGAACAACAAGCTGACCGCCCGTGCTGTATCGAAAATCCGGCGCGACTGGATTGCCGGAGTAAGTCTTTCGGATCTTGCGGCTGAGCACGATGTCACAGACGCCGCTATCCATTACCACGTCAGGGGCTTGGCCCGCGAAGCCATGCCCCCAAAAGGCCGTCCCCCGTCATTCGACCACAAGAAGGCACTGAAGCTCTTCGACTATGGACTCTCGATGGCCGAGATTGCGAGGCGCTTCGGCGTCAGCCGCGTGCATATCCGGCGTATCCTTCTGGATGCTGGCATATCGACCAAGAGGAGGGCCGCAGCATGACCCTTCCCAAAGACGAAATCGTATGGGCCTGGAACACGACCAAGCTCACCAGCGGCCAGCTCGCCCGCAAGTACGGCACCACCAAGGGCGTCATTCTCGGCATTGTCCATCGTGATCCTCGGGCCAAGCAGCGCCGGCCGCATACCCCGCTTCAGAAGGCGAAGAAGGAAATTCTGGCGCTTCGGGCAGAGGTGTCTCGCCTCCATGAGTTGGAAGCCTCTGTACTCACGACAGTCCGCACGAGGCTGCGGAGAGGCAAGAAGGCGACCATGGAAGCCCAATTCTGGGAAGAGTTGAGACAGGCTCTCTACGAGGACCAACAACCCCGCGTCCATTCACGCCACAACGAACGGAAGGCAGCAGCATGAGCTAGTGGCCTTTCGGAAACCTGCGCCCGTTTGCCTACGACCTGATTATGGCGGATCCGCCTTGGCGCTTCGACACGTGGAGCCTTGCGGGCAAGAAGCACAAGAGCCCCGAGTCCCACTACTCAACGATGACGCTGGAGGAAATCAAGGCTCTGCCAGTTGGGCACCTCGCGGCGCCGGACTGCCTTCTTTGGCTCTGGGCTACCCATCCCATGCTGCCGCAGCAGCTCGAGGTGGTTGCCGCTTGGGGCTTTCGCTTCGTTACCTCGGGCGTCTGGGTCAAGAGGACCGTGAATGGTGGGTTGGCCTTCGGTACTGGCTACCGCCTGCGCTGCGCCTCTGAGCCTTTCCTTCTCGCGACCAACGGAAACCCGGACACGGCAAGGAACATCCGCACTGTGATTGAGGGGCCGCTTCGCGAGCACTCCCGCAAGCCTGACGAGGTGTTCGCCGCGGCAGAGCAGATGATGCCTGGCGCCCGCCGCCTTGAGCTCTTCAGCCGTCAAACCCGTCCTGGCTGGGACAATTGGGGCAACGAGTCCACGAAATTCGATGAGGCAGCAGCATGACCAATCTCCCCCGCCTTCAACTGTCTGCCGAAGTCCAAGAGTGGCTGCGGCTTGCCCCGGAACTCGTCTCGCACTTCAAGGAAGTCCCGCAGGTCAACGATGATCCTCCGGAGACCTTCGAGGGCTTCACCTGGTTCGTCGTCGTCTGCAATCCCAAGTGCGAGAGGAGGGCGCAGCTCGGCCTCCGTCGTGCGGGATATGAGACGTATCTGCCCCAGACAAAGCGCTGGGTCGTTCACGCACGCAAGAAGGAGGAGCGGGAGAATCCGCTCTTCCCGCGTTACCTGTTCCTCGGTCTCGCCCCTGGGCAGGACTTCTACCGTATGCGTGGCGTCGATGGCGTCGAGGGCCTCGTCAGGGACGGCTACGGCATGCCCGTGCAGATCCCGGCAGGAAGGCCCCGTGATGGCGTTGTGCCGCCTCATCCGCTGGCGAGGCTGCTTGAGCGGGAGCTGGCCGGCGAGTTCGACTTCACCCGCCTGCCGGAACTCGGCCCGCAATACAGCCCCGGAGAGGTTGTCCGCCTGACTGTCGGCGCCTTCACCGACCTTCAGGCGCAAGTCGTCTCCATGCTCTCAAAGGGTAGGGTTGAAGTGTTGCTCGACTTCATGGGGCGTGGCACGAAGGTGCAGATGAAAGCAACTGAGCTTCAGCGCCTCGAAGCCGCAGAGTGAGTGGATAACCTTGCTCGACTCTTGCCACGGTTGAACCATTGCGCTAGAAATAAGTTCTCAAAGCACTCTCGGTGATTTTCACCCGGAGTGCGTTAGCTTTAGACGGATGCCCCGGCGAGATGATCGCGCGGGGCTTTTTAGTGTCACCCATCGGTGATGAGCCTCGCAAGTTCCAGCGCCTTCTTGCGAAGTGGTGCAGGGACCAGCATTGGGTTTTCCAAGAAGAGCGCCATGTCGAGCGCTACCATGTAGGCTTGAGCCAGATGGATCTTCTTCACCTCGGCTTTGCCTTGTTCAAGGTTGTGGTAGCCGGCTTTGCTCATGCCCATCTCTCGGGCCATAGCTTCAACAGAGAGGCCCAGATGATTGCGAATGGCCTTCAGATCATCTGTATCAGTCACTGTTGAACTCCTTGGTGTTCTGTCTTATCTTTTCGGGAACCGGGAGAGATTTCTCTCCCCCGGCCCCCGGTCTTAGAGGGTTACGGAAAGGGTCAGTTTCCGTTTCCCGAACCGGATTTCGATGGTGAACTTGATGTTCATATCGATCTCCGTTAGTGCGCCAGGCGGATTTGCCTGACACAATGAACATACCATTTTCTAGTACGGTGTCAACAGCATCGTGCTAGTTTTTGGTATAAAAAATAGGCTCTGCGCTTCTAGGTGTGGAGCCTATTCGCGTTCGGGCCTATGACCACAAAACCCCGCAAATCCTACACCCGAGACGATGGCTGTCTCATGGTAGAGATCCGCCCATCCGTCTACGTGGAAGAGAGCATGGCCGAGAGGCTGGGGCTGTTGAGGTAGCATGGGCCGCTTGCTTGTTCCTCTGGTGATCCTCGGCAGCATCCTTGGTTATGGCTTGCTATTCGCCTGGGTTTTCATCTTCCCGACGATCGGTCTGCTCTGGTCGCTGGGGTTGTTGAGGTAGAGAGCGTCAGGTTTGTTTGGGTGCCCGAGTGGTCTAAGGGTACGCAGGTAGATCGGATGGTGGCCCCTGCGAGGCCGATACCAGAACCGATCCATGGGTTCGAATCCCATCCCAAGCGCCGATGCCTACACCAGTGCATTGAGGTAGAGAGATGGCCAATTGGCACAAACAACTCCCGAAGGCCCCTCTGATCCGCTTTGAGTGGTGGCCTCGTTGGCGAAGGATATCGATGTTCCGACTCGCCAATGTGCGGCAGATCCACCTTGGCCCTCTTATGGTGATGGTCCGTGCCCCTTGGCTGGAACATGCGGCACGCGCCCACTATCCGCAGCTATTCACGAAGTAGCCATGGACATCCTTCTCCGCTTCCTCACCCAGACACTCAGGGAAAACCAGACAGAGCTCCAACTGTCCGAGATGCTGCGGGATCAGATGCTCATCATCGCGGCTACGATCATACTGGCGTGATCGGGAAGAGACCGGTCTATTGCTTCAGGGCTGCATACAGAAATAGCCCGAGTAGCCCCAGGGCTGTTAGGACAGCCAAAGCTACCCATGTGTGCCAGCCTTGCCGTGGTACATTGCCGAAGGGCATCAGCCATCGTCCTTTATGAGCCGATCTTGGTCCCTCATTGTGCTCGGAATGAGTCCTTGTAGCTGAATGCCCAAGCCCCTCGATTACAAAGCAAGGCAGAGAGAGCACGACGCCAAGCGCAGGGCAGAGCAGCCGTGGAGAGCTTGGTACAAGACGCTCGGCTGGTTCCGCATCCGCTCCAAGCGCTTGAGAGACGAGCCCCTATGCCGGATGTGCAGGGCAGAGGGCAGGGTGACGCCCGGACGGATCGTCGACCACATCAGGCGCCACCAAGGGCAGCGAGAGTTGTTCTTCGATTACGAGAACACCCAGACGCTCTGCAAGCCCCACCACGACAGGGACAAGCAACGCGAGGAGCGAGGCAGGTTCCAGGCGGTAGATGCTGATGGATGGCCGATATGAGATGCACTTACTGCGGCTCTCGGCTCCATACCTACACCAACTGCCCCAAGACATGGGCAGGCCAAGGCAATCGAAGGGCAATGCGCTGCACCTACAGCGGCAAGAACGATCACAACTATGAGGCATGCCCTAAGATCGTGGCGTCTCATGTGCGTGACCCCAACGCCTATGTGAAGGATCGCAATGACTGAGGTCTGGGTCGTCGCCCGTCTCCTTCCTCAGCAGAGCAAGGATGCATGGGAACTCGATGGTGTCTACGACACCAAGGAAGCTGCCCTTGCTGCATGTATCGATGAGAACACGCAGGCAGTCAGGTTCGAACTGAACAAGGACTACCGAGATATCCAAGAGTTCGAGATCGTTCGGCCTGAGTGAGCCCGGGGGGTATCTGAAACTCTAGAGCCCTTCCGCAACGGACCGGCGCCCCAAGTCAAACGCGCAATTCCGCAAGTTTTCAGAAAAAGTTCCAATGGGTAAGCGAGGGCCAAAGCCGAAGCTGGCGAGCATCAAGCAGTTGGAGGGCAACCCGGGCAAGCGGGCCATCGATCTGATCGGGCTTGAGGCCACCGGCGAGGCCCTGGTCCCCGACCATCTGCACGACGACGCGCAGGCCTGCATTGAGCTGGTCAAGCGGTCGATGCCGCCGAAGACCTACGCCACCGTCGACACGTTCGCCCTCTCTGCTTTCGCCACGGCCTGGGCGTGGCACAAGAGAGCGACCCACGAGATGAACGCCCCAGAGTTCGAGCCCATCGTGGAAGGCAGTAAGGGCCAGAAGCAACCGAACCCATGGTTCAAAATCCTGAAGGCCATGTCGGAGGAGATGAGGACATGGGGCGACCGCCTCGGACTCGATCCAAAGGCAAGGGCCGCGCTCAAACTCCCCGACGAAAAGCCTCGCAGCAAGTTCGACGGCCTGATCGGGCAGCCCGGGTCATCGCGTTCATTGAATGCCTGATCGTCCCGAGCGGCGAAGGGCAGGGCGGGCCATTCAAGCTCCGCGAGTGGCAGAAGCGCTTCATCCGCGACATCTACGAGCCGCACAATCGAGTGACCGAGCGCCGGCTCGTGCGTCGGGCCATCCTCTCGATTGCGCGTAAGAACGGCAAGACGGCATTGATCGCGGCTCTCGTGCTCGCCCACTTGGTCGGACCTGAGGCAATCCAGAACGGGGAGATCTATTCCGCGGCGAACGACCGCGAGCAGGCTGCCCAGGTCTTCAAGATGGCTCGGCAAATCGTCGACGCTGATCCGGAGCTCAAGGCGCTTGTGCGGGTGATCCCGTCGACCAAGACTCTGGCCTGCTACTCCAACGGCTCATTCTATCGGGCGATCTCAGCGGAGGCAGGCACGAAACACGGCTTCAACCCATCACTGGTGATCTTCGATGAGCTGGCTCAAGCGAAAGACCGCGAACTTTATGACGTTCTTGATACTTCGATGGGTGCTCGTGCGGAGCCGCTCTTCGTAACCATCTCGACGCAGAGCAACGACCCCGAGCACATTCTGTCGAAGCTCATCGACGACGGCCTGGGAGCCAAAGACCCGACCATCGTCTGCCATCTCTATGCTGTTCCGGAGGAGCAGGAGGATATCTTCGAACCGAAGTGCTGGAAGCTGGCCAATCCGGCTCTTGGCGACTTTCGATCATTCGAGGATCTGAAAGCCATTGCCGACAAGGCTAGGCGGATGCCGGCAGAGGAGCCGAAGTTCCGGAACCTCTATCTCAACCAGCGCGTGGCGCCGACTGCTTCACTGATCTCGCGGGCCGAATGGATGGCCTGCGTTGGGGATGCCGAGTTTGAGGACGGAGAAGAGGTCTATCTGACGCTCGATATGTCCACGGTGGTCGACCTGACATCGCTCACCATGGGCAGCGCGGCCGATCCGACGAAGATCAAGCCGTTTTTCTGGAAGCCGGAAGACCTTTTGAGAGAGCACAGCAATCGTGACTTCGGCACGGGCAACCATCGCTATCTTGAGTGGGCACAACAGGGTTATCTCGAGGTCTCGCCTGGTCGCTCTATCGACCCCAAGGTTGTCGCTCTCCGAATTGCTGAACTCTGCGGCCAATATAAGGTGCTTGGCCTTGCGTATGACCGATGGCGCATCGACGACCTCTTGCGAGAATTTGACCGTATTGGCCTCCAAGCTTTCAAAGACGGCGAAAAAGGCGACGGCCTGAGGCTCATCCCATGGGGGCAGGGCTTCAGGGACATGGCGCCGGCCATTGATGCGCTCGAGCTGGCGGTGATCGAGCGCAAGCTCATCCACCCGAGCAATCCGGTGCTGAACTGGAACATGGCGAATGCGGTCGCGACTATGGATCCCGCCGGCAATCGCAAGATCGACAAGAACAAGGCCCGGTTCCGGATCGACGGCGCTGTGACGCTGGCGATGCTCTGCGGGCTCAAGTCTCGCGATCGCAAGGATGAGCGAAAGCCTGACTACCAGATGTTCGTGCTGGGCTGAAAAGGAATCCAAGAATGAACCGGATGTATTCGGTCCTTCACGTCAAGGCTGTGGAGGAGGAGCAGCGTATTATCCGCGGCGTGGCAACGACACCCAATCCAGACCGTGTCGGCGATATCGTGGAACCCCTTGGCGTCCAGTTCAAGAACCCGATGCCACTGCTGCATCAGCACGACCACGACAAGCCGGTCGGCACCGTCACATTCGACCGACCCACCAAGGACGGCATCACTTTCGAGGCTCGTCTGCCGAAGATCGAGGAGCCCGGCCCGTTGCGCGACCGCGTGGAAACGGCATGGGGCGAGGTCAAGGCTGGCCTGGTTCGTGCCGTGTCCATCGGCTTCCGCGCCCTCGAATATGCCTTTCTCGACAGCGGCGGCGTCCGGTTCACCGAAACCGAGGTGCTCGAGCTGTCCCTCGTCTCCGTGCCGGCCAATGCCGACGCGGTGATCTCCACCATCAAGTCGATTGATGCCCCATTGCTCGCCGCGACCGGCAAAGAGCCCAAGGCAACCGATCGGCCTGTCCGTCCGGGCGCTTCCGGAAAATCCGTCAAATCCGTCAACTTGCGCCCGAAGGAGGGCACTAGAATGAAGACCATCGCAGAACAGATCGCGGCTCTGGAGGCCTCTCGCGCCGCCAAGTCCGCTCGCATGGCCGAGGTCATGCAGAAGTCCATCGATGAAGGCCGCTCGACCGATCAGGCCGAGCAGGAGGAATTCGACACCCTAGAGCAGGAAGTCGAAGCCATCGACGGCGACCTGAAGCGTCTCCGGGCGCTGGAAAAGGCACAGGCCTTGTCCGCAAAGCCTGTCGTGCACAATCAGATCAAGTCTTCCGACGAAGGCTCGGCAGCTCGATCCGGCATCGTGCTCAAGAACCCCGCTCCTGAGAAAGGTATCCGCTTCGCTCGCTATGCCCGCTGCTTGGGCCTCGCTCGCAAACAGGGTCGTGACGTGCTCAGCGTTGCCGAAGAGCAGTATGGCACCCGTGACCCGGATCTCGTCGGGATCGTCAAGGCCGCTGTCTCGGCCGTCAATACGAACACGGATGCGGCTCTCATCGGTAACGAAGGCGGCTTCGGTGACTTTGTGGAGTACTTGCGCCCCATGACCATCGTCGGGCGTTTCGGCAACGGTGGCGTTCCTGCCCTCCGTCGCGTTCCCTTCCGTGTCCCGCTGATCCAGCAGACCGGCGGCTCGACCGGATACTGGGTGGGCGAGGGTGCCGCGAAGCCGCTCACCAAGCCAGCTTGGGGCCGCACTGAGCTTGCCCCGCTCAAGGCCGCCAACATCGCGGTTGCGACCATGGAGGCTCTTCGCGACAGCTCGCCCTCTGCCGAAACGCTGCTTCGCGACGACCTTGCAGCGGCTATCGCTGCAGCTATCGACTTGGCGTTCATCGATCCGGCCAATGCGGGCACGGCGGGAGTCAAGCCCCGCTCTATCACGAACGGTCTGACTCCGATTGCGTCGAGTGGCAACGACGCGGCGGCCATCCGTGAGGACGTGCGCCTCGCCATGGCGGCCTTTGTGGCGGCAAACAACCCGCTGTCCTCGGGCGTCTGGATCATGTCGGCCGGCACCGCCCTGGCTCTGTCGATGATGCGGACGGCGCTGGATCAGCCGGAGTTCGCAGGCATCACCATGACAGGTGGCACCTTCTTCCAGCTGCCTGTGATCGTGTCCGAGCATGTGGGCGACTATGTGGTGCTCGCCAATGCCAGCGACGTGTGGGTTGCGGACGATGGCGGTGTGACGGTCGACATGTCGACTGAGGCATCGCTGCAGATGGACGACGCCCCGGCCGGCTCGTCCGTCACCCCGACCGCCGCCCAGCTCGTGTCGATGTTCCAGACCAACAGCGTGGCCTTCCGCGCCGAGCGCACCATCAACTGGGCGCGGCGCCGTGACACCGGTGTAGCGGTGATCTCCGGCGTGGCCTGGGGCACTCCTGAGCCTGTGACCCCGTAATTGGGCAATCCAATGAAACGAGACCGGCCGCTCAGTGGCCGGTCCATCCAAAAGGAACCCGCGATGAACAAGAGCATGATTGCAACCCGCCCGATGACTTACGGCACGCGCCGGCTCAAGGCAGGCGACGGTTTCACCGCGGCTTCGCGGGATGCTGATCTGTTGCAGCGCCTCGGTCGCGCCCGCTATGTCGAGGCAGAGCCACTCGGCCATGATCAGGACGGGAAGAAGGGCGGCTCCAAGGCGCCAAAGAAGGCGGATGACCTGAAGGAACTGCGGAAGCAGTATCAGGAGGTTGTCGGCAAGAAGCCCTTCGCTGGCTGGGATGCCGAGACCCTCAAGTCCAAGATCGCCGCTGCGAAGGCTTGATCCATGCGCCTATTCGGGCTGAACATCACTCGCGCGCGAGCGACCGACGAGAAAGCCATGTCGCCTGTCGCGCAAGGGCGCGGCGGGTGGTATCGCATTTTCGAGCCGTTTGCCGGCGCGTGGCAGCAGAATGTCGAAGTCAAATACGACTCCGTTCTGTCGAACCATGCCGACTTTGCCTGCCGTACGCTGATAGCGTCGGACATCGCGAAATTGCGGATCAAACTCGTGCAGAAGGATGCGGATGGCATCTGGTCAGAGGTTGCCAATCCCGCCTATTCGCCAGTCCTTCGAAAGCCCAATGATTTCCAGACCCGCATCCAGTTCATGGAGGCTTGGGTTCTCTCTAAACTCCAGCGTGGGAATGCCTACATCCTAAAACAGCGTGATGGCCGCGGCGTCGTCAAAAAGCTGTATGTGTTGGATCCGAACCTCGTCACGCCGCTTGTGGCGGATGATGGCAGCGTTTTCTATGAGCTCCATACGGATAAACTTAGTGGGTTATCCGAGCGTGTGGTCGTCCCGGCTCGCGAGATCATTCACGACCGTTTCAACTGCTTCTTCCATCCTCTCGTCGGGCTCTCCCCGATCTTCGCCGGAGGGCTCGCCGCTACGCAGGGGCTGGCGATCCAGAGCGACAGCACCTTGTTCTTCCAGAACGGGGCCCAGCCTGGCGGCATTCTGACGGCGCCGGGAGCAATTGGCGACGACACGGCGAAGCGGCTCAAGGAACATTGGGAGGCTAACTACTCTGGCAAGAACTCGGGCAAGGTGGCGGTTCTTGGTGATGGCCTAAAATATGAAGCCATGAAGGCCAAGGCCGTCGACGCTCAGCTGATTGAGCAGCTGAAGTGGACCGCTGAGGTCGTCTGCTCGACCTATCATGTCCCGCCCTACAAGATCGGCGTTGGGCAGATGCCGACCTACAACAACATTCAGAGCCTGAACGTCGAGTATTATGCCCAGTGCCTGCAAGTGCTGATTGAGGCTATCGAACTCTGTCTCGATGAAGGCCTCGGCATGGGCGAGAACATCGGCACCGAGTTCGACACGGACAATCTCCTGCGCATGGACAGCGTGACGCAGATGGATGTGCTCGAGAAGGCCAAGAGCGTCATGACCTTGGACGAGCGCCGCAAGAAGCTGGAGCTCAAGAAAGTCCCGGGCGGGAATACGATCTACCTGCAACAGCAGGATCACTCCATTGAGGCGATTGCGGCACGCGATGCTCAGCTCATTGCCCAGGCGAATGCGCCGGCAGAGCCCCCGGTTACTGAGCCTGTCGCCAATGACAATGCAGTCGAGGCGCAAGCCCGGGCCGCCTTGGTCGAAATCTACAAGGGACTTCGCTGATGTTCGATGGAAAAGCCTTCGGCCAAGAGATCGTCGGCGTGGTCAAGGACTTCGTGGGCAAGGAATTGGCCCCGATCCTGTCTCGCATGGACGCTTTGGAGAAGCGCTTCAATGAACTGCCGGCGCCGCGGGACGGCAAGGACGCCGATCTTGGCGAGGTTCGCCAGATCATCACGGAGGAGATCCAGGCGGTTAAGGAAATGGTCGAAGCGCTGCCTGCGCCGCCGATGCTGCCCGATATTCCCACAATGGTCGCTGAAAGCGTAGAGGCTGCCGTCGCCGCGCTCCCGGCACCGCAGGACGGCAAGAGTGTCACGGCAGAGGACGTTGCCCCGCTGATCGCCTCTGAGGTCGAGAAGCGCATCAAGGAACTCCCGATGCCCAAAGACGGGCAGGACGGCAAGGATGGTGAGAGCATTGATCCAGCCGAAATGCAGCGGATGATTTCTGAGGCAGTTGAGAAAGCCATGTCGGCGTTCCCGATCCCGAAGGACGGCCTCGATGGGAAAGATGGGAAGGACGGCAAGGATGGCATCGGCCTCGCAGGCGCTCTCATCGACCGGGCTGGCGAGCTTGTCGTGACCCTGACGAACGGCGAGACCCGAAACCTCGGCCCTGTGGTTGGCAAGGACGGTGAACCCGGCAAGCCTGGTCTCGATGGCTTCGGCTTCGATGATCTTGAGGCCACCTATGACGGCGAGAAGACCGTCACCCTGAAATTCACCAAGGGCGAGCGCGTCAAGGAGTTCGCCTTTACCCTGCCGGTGGTCATTGACCGCGGGATCTACACCGAAGGCAAGACCTATTCTGCCGGCGATGGTGCCACGTGGGGCGGTTCCTTCTGGATTGCTCAGAAGGATACCTCGACCAAGCCCGGAGAAGGCGGCGATTGGCGTCTTGCTGTGAAGAAGGGCAGGGATGGCCGTGACGGCGTGATGAAGGAAGCCAGGCCGAACGAGCCGGTGCGTGTCGGCGTTCCAGCAAAAGGGGCATGATATGGCGCTCATTACCCTCGAACAGGCCAAGCGCCAGCTCCGCATCGATCACGATGACGACAATGCCGACCTCCTCCTGAAGATGGAGCAGGCTTCGGCCATTGTGGTGGATTACATCAAGCGGCCTGACCACGGCTGGACGGAAGAGACGGTGCCCCCACTCGTACAGGCCGCCATCCTCATTGTTCTGACCGATCTCTACGACCGCCGGAACGGCACGGATAAAGATGACGTGCTTCTGTCTAAGCCCGTGCGAGACATTCTCGAACGCTTCAGGGACCCGGCTTTCGCATGATTGTTCGCCTCGGATCAGTGACCGTCGAGACCTTCGACGGCTACACCGTCACGCGCTTTGCTGACGGCAAGGAAGTTCACGCCCTGCATGCTGAACAGCCGGGGCAGGCGGAAACCGCCAAGGGACTCGGCTATCCGGATGCTGAAGCCATGAACACCGAGCATGACCTAAGTAGGTCGTCATAA